AAGGTGACTTCCCGAATTGTGATTTTCTCATCGCCTGTCCATTTGATTTTCATTGAAACCTCCTAAGCACATGAAAGGGGCCGAGCTTCCCCGGCCCCTCAGAGTGATTAAGCGTCTGCGACCGCAGCGAAGAACCCGGTTACAAGGCCATGGTCCTTCAAGTCGTCAGTGTCTGTCGCGCCAGAACCGAACAGCATTTTTTCGATGCCGCCCATCTCCATGATCGCGCAACCTTTCTTGCGGCCATAGTCGAACAGTTCCTCTGCCGACTTCCAACGCTTGGCAATGCCGTAGCCCAACGCCTGAGCGCCGCAGAAGTAAACAGGGCCAACATCGACCGCGCCACCAGCGCCAACGCCAGACAGAACGGGAATGTCGTGGATCTCCTTGAAGATCATGCCATCCCATTCCAGATCACCGCCCTTGAACAGCTTTTCGTTCTGCATCCGCAGGGACACGTCACGCTGCGCCTGGGTGATGGTCGCATCGGCTTTCAGGTCGCGGAATACCAGCGACGGCACATAGACCGTGAAGTATTCGCGGCCAGACGAAGCCGACATGACAGGCCGGATTTTCGGGCTTGCCGATTGTGCGATGCGCTTCATCAGCGATGCCGCCGACGCGGTGAATTTGTCATTCGTTGCGTCGATGTTTGCCAGCGATGCCGAATGATCGTTGCCACTGTTGTTCGACTTAGCCGCTCCGAACAAAACGCGGTCAGCGTTATCAACCAGCCACGCGTCTTTTTGCGTTTCGGTTGCAGTGCCGTAGGCCACGCCGTTGATCGACCCAAGGGCCGCAATAACGCGGTCGCGAGTGTTTTCCATCGACCATGTTTTCAGCGACATTTTAGCCGCTTTACGCAGGTCAATGGCGCTGATTTGGTTGTCCCACGCACTGGACCGAACGCCATGTGCGCGCTCTTTGATGGTGAGTTTGAACGAGCGGCTGTCAAGGTCTTCCTCGTTGCCCTCCAGGGTCGCGCCATTTTCAACGCCAGCCCCCGTCAGACGGTTGACCAGTGCATAGGTGATAGAGTCACCTTTCTTTTTGCCCAGATCTTCCTTGATTTGGATGATCGAGTTTTCACTCGTTCCCATTTCGCCCGCAAAGCGGTTCGATTGGACGTGTTCAACGAAAAACTTATCGTCCCATTGCTGGACCGTAAGGCCCGGTGCTGCTGTAGTTTCAGCCATTGGTCTATGCCTTTATGTGCTAAAGGCGGTCACTCACCAACAATGCTGGTGAGGTCTGTCGGCCCTGTCCAATTGGATTTGGGGCCACCGCCTGTTCCGGTTACGTTAGCCATAGACGGGGCGAACTTGCCCGCCGTGTCTCTGGCCTGTTTCGCAACCATCTCTGCTTCGAGTTTTTGCCGAATTTCCGTTTCCAGCTTGGCTTTGTAGGCCTCTGGATCGTCGCCAATCTCCGCCGCAACAGTTTGCCGCTCGTGCCACTTCACAACCTCGCCCCAAGGGTTCCGAGACTGCATCACACTTTGATGCAAGGTCGGGTCTTGGGCCGCTTGGAAAGCCGCAAAAGCCGCATCAACCTTTTCATCGCCATGCGCTGCGCGGGTCATTTCTTCCGAAATATCGAGCTTCACATTGGTGACTTGCTGGTTGAGTTGCTGCCCGACATATTTCTGAAAACCCTCTTGGTCCTCCAAAACATTCGGTGCGGGTGTCGGTTCCGGCTTGGGCGTTGCAAGGTTTTTCAGCGCCTGCAATTCCTGCCGAACCTCCAAAAGCGCCGCCAAAGGCACTGTTGCCTCTGACTTCGGCTCTGGCTTCGGTTCTTCGGCCACCTCCGTGGCTTCTGACGCTTCCTGATCAGGGTCCGCAGCCTCTACGACTTCGGGTTCGTTCTGCTCAGGCTCCACGCCATCTACAATCTGCTCTAGGTCAGACATGGTTAGTTTCCTCATATCGTTGGGATTTACGAAACGCCCGTATCGTCGGCGGCACGATCTCGCCCTTTGCAGTCGGCGGCACTGAAACGCCCGAAACCCGGCGGCGGTATATTAGGCTAGGCCAGCAAGCGGATAGGTTGCTGCAGCCTCTGCCTGCAATTTCTGCGTCTTGGCTTGTGTTTCAAACAGCTCAGCCTCTTTGCCCGCCATTTCCAACTGTTCAGCCGGTGATGGGGCGGGCGGTTGCTGCATAAGCTCAAGCAGCTTTTCTTTCTTCTTGGTCGGAAGCGTTGGATCGGCCTCGATCAGCACGGCGGGCGGTATCTGCGGCCCGTATTTCAACAATGCCTCAAACACCTCGCCCTCCAGCGTCACGCGGTCAGGCACTTCTTCCAGGATAATATCAACGTCAATTTCCGACACGTTGTTGCGGATTTCGACAACCTGATTAAGCCGCGGATCGCCGGGGAACAGCCCCATTTGGCGGGCAACGCCTGCGGCCTGTTCCTCTGGCATTTCGCCAAGGGCCTGACCCATTGTAATCTGCTGATTGATCCCGACAAACCGCGCATTTGCTTCATCATCGGTAACGCGAACCCAGCGTTCTTCTGTCCAGAACTGCTTAATCCGCATCCAGATGTGACGGTAAACTGTGCGGGTGAAGCGATGCAGCTTGTCATTCAGGCTGGCAATTTCGACCATGCCACCCTGCTGCCGCGCCAGAACAGCGCGCCCACTGGTGCTTTCACCAACTTCGCCCGCAAGCGCAGAGTTTGCCCCAAGCATGTCAATCTCTTGCTTAGCCTCTTGCAGCAACGAAAACTGCGCTGAAAGCTGATCGCTCTGTGGGATCACGTCGAATGGCTTCATTCCAACCCGCGCCGCCTCCTCCATCGCTTCAACGCTGATCTCAACGTGGCCGTCAGGCAGGGCAAGCTGGCGCTTCATTTCCTTGACGCTTTCAACAGCCCCTTTCACGCCGAATGTGTTGCGACTGGTGGACGTGTGTAGCGCCTTAGACCGTCGCTTGTTGATTTCGTCCTGCGGGTCAAACATATCGCGCACAATGCCGTAGCGGCTGTTATCGCGCCCCACATAGGCTGACTGCATGATCAGCGGGCAAACGCTGTCGCCGTCCTCGTCAAAATACGGGCTTTCGCCGCTTTCAAGCTCTGCGCCGTGAATGAATTTCACCCAATGCCAAACACCATCCTTGCGGTGCCACATGAGAACAACGCGAACGCGGTTGCGCTTTCCGTCATACCATTTGTTGTTTGGTCTATCGTCGTAGGTGTCAGACGCGAAGTCCTCGGCCATCTGGGCAATGCGGTCCTTGTGGTCTGGATAATCCCGCGCAAAGTCTGCACCGTCCATCCAAAGCACCACGCCCTTGTAACGAGCGTCTGAAAAGTCATCCCGGCGCGAAAACGGATCATAGAACAGGCGGTCCCATGGGTAGTGGTTGATTTCCACCTCAACTTCGCCGCGCCTATTCTGCCGGTGAATGACTTCGCACCCGCCGAAGCCTTCGACCAAGAAATTGTCGTAAACCTCTGACCGCTTGCCGTCCCAATCCTCGCTGTCACAGACAAAGCGGATCGCATCGGTGACACTCTCTGCATCGTCCTGATGTTCTGGTGTGCGGGGGAATGCCTTTGGATCGGTGCGCTGCTTTACCTCCAAGCCGCGCAGCCACTCAATCTTGCGCCTGATCCGGTTGATCACAACAGGCGGTTGCCCGCGCGATTTCAGCGTGGCGACTTCCTCGCTGGTTAATTGAATGCCGTCAGTGTAGTCACGCGCGCGCTCCGCCTCTTTGCGTGCATCAATAGTGGCGTCTTCCGCATCGGAAAACCACTTCTGGTAACGATCATCAGTCATGCTGTCTTCCAATTCACGCCGCCTTCATCATTGCCGAAATAACTGCGGCCTTTGGGATCTTCTGGCTTTTCAGGTTGGGCCAGCATCTTGCCCTTGCGGTGAAGCCCCTCGACCGCGTATCGCAACGCGTCGATCAGGTGGTTGTTTGCATCCTCGACAGCGGGAAGAATTTCCCCCGTCTGCTTGTCGGTCTTGTATGAGTAGCTTTCGAACTCGTTCAGCATGTTCACGCAGTCAGGATGGACAACGATATCCAAGCCTTGCAAAAACATGATCCCGTCCTCGACCGAACCCTTGCCCTTGCGAGCAGCCCGGACCTTGGGCAATCCATGCCGCCGCACGTAGTCAATTGTTTCAGGCCGCGCATTGTCGGCCCGCATCGGCCATTTAGCCGCACCAGGTAACTGGCTGAGAAGCACGGGAAGCCGCTCGTTCGGCACCCCGACCTCGTAAGCCTCGGCGTCGATGTAAAGCGTCCGCTCGCCTATAATGCAGCACCTGAGTGCAGCTGTTGGGTCAACAGAGAAGCCCCAGTCGGCACCATAGAACCAGACCACGTTTTCCGGCGGTGTTAATTCGCCCTTGCGCCAGTTCTTAAACACCCGCGCCTCTGATCGGCCCCAATATTCGCCACCCCAAACATGCGCCCATTTGTCAGGGTCGCGTTTTTTGTCGCGCTCCATATCGCCGCGAAGTTCGTCAGGAAACCACGGGTTCTGGTCGTAATTCACCAACTTGATAATCGCGCCTTCCGGCGGATCGACCTTCAACAGTTGGTCAATCGGATCGGTTGGCTTTTCCGGGTTCCAACTAAACCAAAGCTCCGAACCCTTGGCCCGGATCGTTGGCAAAAGCAGGTCCAGGGACTTCTGGCTGATCGTCTGGGCTTCCTCAACCCATGCCACATGAAATCCCTCAAGCGACTTGATTGACGCCGCCGTGTGGTTTTGCATCCCGCGAAAGATTATCCGGCTTCCGTTCTTGCCTGTTATTTCCCAATCTGTGACCTTGAAAAATTCGGCCAGACCAAATGCCGCTATTTTGTCCTCGATTAGCTGCTTCACACTGTCCGCTATGGACCGTTGCACCTCACGAACACAGACAACGCGATAGTTTGGTGTCTGTGCGCATTGCAACACCGCCATGCCTGCGAAACAGTGAGACTTGCCAGAGCCGCGCCCGCCGTAAAGCCCCTTGAACCGCGCGGGGCTGAAAAAGTCTTCAAAATAGTCGGGGAATTCAATCTGAACTTCGGAATCCGACAGAGATGCTTGGGAATTCAAGTTTCTCTCCATCGCTGATCGTGACTGGGAAAC